TTTCAATTGTGAAAGATGTCCTTGTTTCATCAATTGATCTGTCCTTGTAACTTTATATGATGGACCAAACAAGCCCTCTAAAACCCATTTATGAGTTTGAGTTCCGTCTAAAGTTCCAGTAAATCCAAATCGATATTTAGCATGATGCAATTTAGTCATGATTGAAATTAATGACTTACTCTTAAATAAATGAGCTTCATCACCTATAATTACATTATAGTCTTCAAAAAAAGACCTTTCTAATTTATAAATAGATTGCCAGGTCGTAATTGTGACTGAGTATTCATTTGTCTTCTCTCTACCAAAATAAATCTTGTGGCAATATGACTCAGCATTCCAACCATAATCTTGAAAGTCCTTATACATTTGCTCCACGAGTGATGTCGTTGGAACAACTAAAAGTATTTTTTCGTGTCTATCTACATAGTATCTCACTAACGAATAAATCATCAGAGATTTTCCTGATGCAGTGGGAGATATCAATAGTTTTCGATTATTTCTTAATGCACCATATACTCCCTCTACTTGATAGTCACGAGGAGTGTGACAACAAATAGATTTCATGTAATCATGAACACCTTCATATGAAATTCCATCATTTATTTCAAAAGGTTGTCCATAAAATTTATTATCTTCAAAACTATAAGTATATTTTGATTGCTCACAAAAACTTATAATTTTATCTAAAAGGCCAACATATATCTGTTTATTTCTGATATCAAATAAATGAATTTCACCATTCCAGTGTTTATTGCGATATTGAGGCATAAACTTTGCCCCATCTACTTGAAATGTAAAATGATCTCTTAATTCATACTCGATGTGAGGTTGAGTTTGTAATTTTAAAAATACTTCGTTTATTTTTTTAATAATAATGTCTGATACACTCACGATGATTTATTCATCTATGAGTATTTATCTATCCCAGTCCGCTCATAAATTTTTGATATTCAATTGCATTTTTAATTTGATAAGTTCGATTATGTATCATTTTTAATATATTATCAACATAAAAAATTATCGTATCATAATAATCAAGTTTTAAAGAAACAGAAGAAAGTTTTTCATCAGCATCAAGATATTTTTGTAAGGTATCTTTATCTCTGATTTTTTTGGGAAATGGATTTTTTATATAAGTTTCTGGATCAGATTTACCAGAATAATATTCATATCTTTCATGTCTAATATTTTTTCTTTGTTGTTCTGCTTTCTTTTTTAAAAGTATTGTATGATTATAAATATCAAAATATTTTGCATGTAAAACTGGTATTTTTAATGATTCTGCATGAAGATTATCTGGATCTATTTCTGAATCCTTTTCCCACATTTTTTGAATTAATTCAAGATCAAAACTCATAAAGCAGTTCCACCAATAGTGGTTATATCATAGATAGTATACTTGAAACCTACGTCTGCTGTAAAGTATTGAATATCTGTATCAGTTGCATCAAAAGACAATGTAGATAGTGAATAAGGAAATAAATCTTTAAAGTTTACATTAAATTTTGCAACAAAATTACTGCTTAAAATTTGCAAAGTTCCATCAGAATATATGTTCATTGATTTTTGCCTATATTTTGGATTTACAATACCATTATTTTGAAGGTTATAAATTTCTTCCAAACTTTCTGGGTATCCAAGACCACGAATCCAATTTTGCAATTCCATATAATTTTCAAGATTTTCATCAACTAAAAATCTTAAATTTAAATCTCCAAATATAATCTTATCTCCTGGAGTATCAATATCTTTTAGATAAGAAGGTTGTATTGCAACACCTAGAGTTAAATCTGGTATATTTGCTTGATTGCAGAAAAAAGCAACCTTTGGACTTCTTTTAAGTAAAAATTTAAAACCTGTTGGTGAAAGAAAATTTCTATTTTCTATTTGGTTGACTGACATTTTTTTTAAATATTTAGATAAAAAAAGAGGGTCTTGAAAGACCCTCTCAATAAACTTTGTGAGAAGACTCACATTAGATTTTTTACAGCAACTCTTCTATAGTAACGGTTAGCATTCACTAGAAGTCTTCCAAGTCCTTGAGTAGTGCCTTCAGCAAATGGATTTGCAACAAGACCATAGCGAGTCTTAAATCCAATTTTTGGTTGGAATGAATTCTCACCAACGGCACGAACCATTTGAAGAGGAACATAAGGGCAATAGAACAGTCCAGCATCATAAGGTGAAGAACCCTTGTAACCAACAATATAATATTGATTGCCAGGAGTAGCATTACCTGAAGTTAGGTTTGCTGCATATGGGTCAATGTAAACACGATACTTACCTTGAAGAACACCAGCAAAGGTGTTACCAGTATCGTCAACATTGAGATTGGCATTGAGTGCAGGAGTGTAGTCAAGAACACCAGCCATAGTCAGTGCTGAAGCAACGTCAGCAGAGCACATGATGATGTTACCCTTTCCACGACGAGTTCTTTGTGCGATTGCATTAGCATCACGCTCAATTTGGAATAGAAGTCCTTTGAACTTCTCAACTGACCAACGACCATTGGAATCAACATCAAGGTCAAATATACCCGCAGTAGCAACGTTTTGAACGGCACCTTGCTCAGCTACCTTATAAATGGTTCTGATAACCTCACGATTGATTTCAGCAAGAATCTCTGTTGAGAGAATATTTGCTAATTCTGCTTCGGCATTTAGACCGTGAATTGCCTTGAGATCTTGAGCAAGTTCTAATGAATACTCAGCTTTCAATGCTCTGGATTTTGCAGTTACAGTGACTTTCTCGATTGAAAATGCCATCTGATTGAAGGCATCACTACCAGTACCATCAAGGTTTTCTGCATCTCCCGTTACCATTCCCTGACCTACGTTGTAGGCAGTAGAAGTTGCAGTGCCAACAGGGTTAAGAACTGAAGGGTTGGTTCCACTTTGAGCAGTAGTACCAATACCAGCAGCAGCATCACTGAATCCTGCAGTTTCATCAAGACCTGCATCTTGACCAGAGAATGCAGAATCTACTTCGTTGTAGAATGCTTCAGTACCACTCTGATTGATATAACGTGAGCGCATTGCAAAAATAAGTCCAGTAGGACCACTCATTGGTTGTACGCCAGCAAGATCATAAGCAACCAGATTAGGCATTGAACGTCTAATTAATGAAATTAGAACGGGATCGAAACCAGCAGTAGGACCAGCAGCAGCTGCACTGCCACCGAATCCTCCACTAGCACCAGCAGCATTACCGCTGTTGGTTGGAGATTCCATCAACATTGACAATGAACCATTGTCGAATGAAGACTGCTCTCTTAAAAATCTTTCTTGATTTTCTAACAGGACAGCAGTTACTGCTCTACGATGCGAATCTTTGATTGATTCAAGACCCTCATAGTTGAGTAGAGGAGCCCACTTTTCCTGCAGATGTTCTGATTGAAACATTTGCGTTTACCTTTAGTGTGTTTGTTTACGTTTGATTTAATATTGAATTCAATTATTTACTGAATCTTGAAAGAGTGTTCAGGTAAGATGCCATTGTTCCTGAAATAGATTCAGGTGAACTATCTATTCCTTCTGACAAATTTTCAGTTTGAGACCTTGAACTTCTATATGATGGAAAATATGATTCTCTCAAAGTCTCTAATTTTTCACGATATTCTGATTCACTTTCAAACTCAACACTTTCGGCAAGTGAAGCGAGCTTATCTTTCTGAGTGGCAGCAAGACCACTAGAAACTTGTTCAAAGATTCCGTCAGCAACCGACTCTGAGAGACGTTTGTTTAGGAAAACATTTTTCTCAATTTGCTCGTTGAGTTTTGTTTCCATTTCATCAAGTTTTTCTACCATACTATCTAGAACATCATATTTATCTTCAGGGATTTCTACATAATGATTTTCAAAAAGATTCTTCATTCCTTGAATGAAGGACTCTGTAAGTTCTGCCTTAAGTCCTTGCTCGATTGCAAGGTAGTTTTCGGTAAACCATTCATCAGCAACATATTCTAGATAAGAATCTACACGCTCGTTGAGTTCAGTTTTAATTTCTTTAACCTCCTCAACAAGTGCTCTTGCATATTGCTCTTCAATAGATTCTTTGATTTCACTAACCTTGGATCTAAGAGCAGCTTCAAAAATGGTTCTTGCCTTTATCTGAAACTCTTCTGAAAGTTCTTCACCTTCTAGAAGAGCATTTACATCTTCTTCAATATCAAAATCTTCTTTCATATCTTCTTCATCTTCTTCATCCTCGTCCTCGTCCTCGTCTTCATCTTTTTCCTTCTTCTTGCCTTTTTTGTGATTTTTATCTTCATCTTCATCTTCTTTATCGTCTTTTGCATCTTCGAGATGTTCCTCTTCATCATCATCTTCGGAGTCTTCTTTCACTTCTTTCATTGCATCAGCAGTACTTGCTCCTTTGTTTACAACATCTCTCACTTGTTTGAGTGTTACACCAGGAGTTTTCAGTTTAGCTGAATCATCATCTGACTTATAATTTTCTGGAGTAGGACCACCAAGGTCCTCCCAACTTCCAGTTTGACCTGGAGTGCTTCCAGATAATGATTTCATTGCATCTGCTGCTTGAGCATTAGAATTTACAGAAGTTTTGGATTGCTTAGTGCCTACTTCCATTTCTTGTAGATCTCCACGAGACATTTGAACTCTCCGATTTACCTTTATTAAATCTATATTTATTTATAATTTAAATATTTGCAAGAAAATTAAATTCATATCTTTTTTTAAAAGTTTGCTTAGAAACATTAAAATACTTGTAAGCATCCTTCATACATCCAAATTTTATACCATTACATATAATTGATTTTGAATTTGGATTTTTTGATCCCTCATTTCTTTTTGATGAATTATCAATATATTTTTTATTTATTTCATAATTTGGTTTATGTGAATTTGATATTCCTATTTTGTTTTTATGTTCTTCAGTTAAAACTTTTCCAATATTTTTTAGTCTTAAGTGTTCCTTTTGGGATTCTGATAATTTAGAACCAGTTCTATCTGGTGGAATTATTTCTTTATTTGTAAGAAATTCTTTATAATAATCAATAAAATAAGATTCTAATTTTAAAGAATCAGAATTTGATAAATTTTCAATAATTTTATAAATTATTGTTTCAAATCCTAAATTTCTGATATTATCAATATATTTTAATTTTTCTTGATTATAATTTGCGTGACCTTTCAAATGCTTAAAGCATCTATCTTTTTTCCCCTTTCCAATATAAAAAGGAATCCTATTTATTGGATCAACCAGAGCATACACATAATATTCTTCATTCATAACATACTTATAAATCTTTCAAAGTGTTGAATCTTCCTCTCTTCTGTTAATTTCTTTCTTCTGACATCCTTCTCTATAATATTTTTAATTGACTCCGCAACCCAGACTTTTTTATTTGAATCATAAATCCACTCCTTTCCTTCCATAATTCCTTGAACAAATGCATCAGGTGCAGAGGGATCTGCAACAATATCAGCAGCAGTTGCTAACATAAAATCTTCACCAACTTCATTATAACCATCACGATTTCTTGTAACAGAACCTATTCCACGAGAGGAAACACCAAGAGTTACACCAGAATTCAAAAGTGCCTCGGCAATTTTACCCATTGGAGTGGGAAGAATTTGTGCCTTACCGATAAAATTATTTCCTTCTGGAAAAAGAGAAATGATTTTATGAGAAACACGATCAAGATTTACTGTAGGTCCATCTGGATGACCAAGTTCTCCAAGAGCACGACCTTTATTGACATATTGTTCATTATATCTCTTAACTTCTCTTTCCACAATCTGTCTTCGATATAATCTATTATTACGATTAGGTTGTTCAGTTTGAAGAAAAGGGCCTTGAATAAACAAAGTCTTTTTTCCATTCACTGTTTCAGTAAGAACCTCTACGGATTCAACTTCTTCGGTAATAAGTTTCATTTTATGCTTGATTAGTAATTTGTACTTGTTGATAATATAAGACTCCAGTTGATCCAGTAGCACCTACAGCACCAAGTTTTTGTGAAACTCTTAATGTTGCATCAGCAGAGGAAAATGCAGTCACAATACCACTTGAGTTATAAGATACAACAATTCGACTCTGATGATATCCATTTATACCACTACTTGTATTCACAGATGTAACTTCCTGATGAGTAAAATCATAATAAGACTGACCAGATGCACTTAAAGTTACATAATCACCAATACCAAATGGAGATTGTGTTCCCTCTGCAAAATCTATGATTGTAGTTGTTCCTGTTGTAATACCAACAACTCTATTTGATGCCTTGGTGAGAGCAAGAGTTACTGATTCACCAGAAGGAACATAATAATCTAAAGAAGATGCTGTTGGACTTGATCCGATTGCAATATGTGCCGCACCACCAACGGCAACAACTCTCAAAGTATCTGATTGTACTGAAAATGGAGATGATGTTGTTGCGATACCTGTAAACGAAAACGATGAACCTGCTCCAACTGGTCTATGCGTCATTATTTTTTTTATAAAACACCTATCGATTATTTATTACTTTACAAATTCATAGTATAAATTTTACTTTATTCTTCGTCTTCTTCGTATTCTGTATCATCTTCATTTTCATCTTCATCAAAAATTGAAGATGCTACTATTGGTCTAAATATATCTAATCTTTCTGTGGATTTTGCAAAAAGTAAATCTTTGATTTTATCGCTAATTTGAGATGGCGATTCATCAGTAATAATCATATCCATCAGTTCATCCATATCCATATTTGTGATCCATTAATTACTTGTGTATTTATATTTATATCTCTCCTCCCTTAGGAATTTCTGCAATTTTTCCATCTGCAACTGTTGCATCGCCTTGTTTATCAATATTAGGTTCCATTACTGGTTGTCCTAAATCCATTTGAGATGTTTGATCTAATGGAAGATCAGTCTGTGAATCAATTGGTTGATTTGGATCTGGAATAATTCCCTTTTCAATTTCTTTTTTGATAATTGAATCTTGCTCAATAATTTCAACATCAGTTTGACGAAGAATTTTACGTCTTATATAATCTTGAGAGAAATATTTACCAACATAAGGTTCAGCAACTTGTACCATATTTAATCTTTCGTTCAATAATTCTGCATCCTTAAGTTCTGCAAAGTGATTATCATATAAAAAATCATATTGTATATGTTCACTCATTGATTCCCAATCCTCTGGAGTGATAATATTTTTAAGAATCAATTGAGTTTTCAACATATCATTAAACATATATGAGAACCTTTTTCTCAATCTACCAACAAACTTACTAAACTTAACTTCATCACGAAGAATTTCCGAAGATCGACCAAGATTAAATCCCCCCTGTCCATCCATTCTCGATGGAGGAACATTTAAAGAACGATAAAGTTTTTTCTTAAAGTATTCAATATCTGTGATTTCACCAAGATTTTGGCCACCAGGAAGAGTTGTGATTTCAGTTCCTCTTCCACCCTCTCTTCGTGGTAACCAAAAATCTTCCATCATTGACATCATTTTTTTATCATCACGAATTTCTCCAGTATTCGCATCATATACAAGTTTATTACGATATCTCATCATCACATCACGAAGATATTGTTCTGCTTTTACTTTGGGAAGATTTCCAACATCAATATAAAATATTCTTCTTTCTGGTGCTCTTGAAAGACGATAAATTACCAAAGAATCTTCAATCATACGAAGTTGATTGAGAGACTTAATTGCTTTATGGAGATATGAAAGAGTTGATCCCTTATTACGATCTACAAGACCAGAAGTGCAATATGTAATTGAATCTCTGGTCATTTTAATTCCTGCCTCACCACCTAATGCCGATGGATTGCCTGTGGGATAAGACATTTTAGGGTTATAAATGAAATATTCTTCAATCTCAGGAAAATCATATTCCATTGGATTGCGACTATTTGCATTTGCTAGTCTATATCTTTTATTAAGATCTGTGGTTTTCTTTTGTTGCCTTATATAACGCATTTTTATTGCGTCAATATATCTCAATTCTTGTATTCCTTCTTCTGATTTTTTTAAATCTATTATCTTATGATAATAAAGTCTTCCATCAATATACCAATTTCTATAAATTTCGTGAGATTTTCTATCAAAATCTAATAAGTTAAGAATATTTTTAAATTCTTCTCTAATTCTTTTTTTAATACCATCACTGGCATTTAAGTTTGAAAGTTCAATTTCTACTGGACTATCGTTTGTGTCAGATACAATTGCCTCACTTACAATATCTTCAATAGCACTATCACATTCTGGATGAAGTGCCATTTCACGGTATCTTTTAATTAAATCAAATTCAGTTCGGTAAACACCTTCTATATCTATATAAGAACCAAAAAATCCACTACTCAAATAAAAATCAGATCCGTCTTCACTATTTGGAGGAACTGGCGATACAACGGATGGTGATATTGGTTCTTGGTCTTCAATAGAAAAACCAAATAATTTTGCCATAATTTAATTAATTTATATTCCTATTATTTATTATTTGTCTTATGGATTAGTCTTACCACCATTAGTTCCAACGGGATGCCAGTAATTTACTTGAAACTCAACTGTAAATTCTTCAATTGTATCTGATGAATCAAAAGAAAGATCAATTGCAGAAATATTAGTTGGAAAAATATCTTCAAATTTATACTTCTTTGCATCTTTAACACCCTTAGTAGAGGTTTGAGTCATAGATGATGAGTCTCTAGTCAGTTGAGTCACAGTTGCACTTGCCATATAATCACCAGGATTGGTAGTGCCACTTGCATCCTTATATTGGCCAATATGTTGCATCCAATCTTCCATAACCGTTCTAATCGCAAAGTCAGTGTCATTAATTACAGTAATTGACCAAGTATCATAAGTTCTATCTCCAGCAACTTTAAAAATTCTTCCTCGAAAAGGAACATCAATAGATGCAATATTTGATGCAGGTAAGTTAGTTGCCTTACATAACATCAAAAAATTGTCCTTAGGAAGAGTTCCCGCTGCACTAGGAATATTGTCAATAGCGACTTCAAATAGATTGGGGCGAGCACCACCACCAACCATTGCTGATTTAAATTGGGAAAGAGTTTTTTGTGTTGCCATTTTTGAGTTCTCCTTTTAATTTATTTATTTTAATTAAACAGTTCCAGCAACTTCTTCAAAACTAACACCTGTGCGAGTTGCAACAAAAGTGAGAGTGACATAATTAATTGACTTCGTTGGCTTTAGAAAGATATCTGCACGAAACTCATTATTATCAATTACATCAGGAGTATTGTTTGATGTATCACAAACAACCAGGAATCCAAAAAGACCTCTTTTTGCCTCCACATCACGAAGAAATGGTTCAACAATATTCTTAAAGTTTGCTCTGGTGAGTTCATCATTTAATTCAAAGAGTTGTGCTTGTGCAGTTCTTTCGAGTGCTTGTTCAATTGTGAGGAACAAACGACGAACATTAATTCGATCAAATGCAGATGCATATCCAAGAGCAGTTTTGTCTCCAAAAAGAAGAGTTCCAATTCCGGGTTGAGTTATAATTGGATTGATTCTTTGTTGATAAAGTTGATCTCTCTGTGCCTTTGATGGATTATAAGTAAGTTTAACAACATTATTTAAAATTCCTCTTTGCTGACCTGCAGGAGAGAACCAAGGAAATGAAACAATATTGGTCCGAGTCATTAGACCTGCAACATCAGCATTGCAAGGAACATAACGAAATTGATTGTTAAATCTATCATAAACATACTTATATCCACTATCAAAAATTGCATAAGATGATGATTGAAGTGAGCTAAAGTATTGAATTAGGTTCGTTGTTTGAGTAGTTGTATTAGTAATTCCAATCAAATTTGCTCTGTGAGGTCCAATACAAGCAACACAGTCTGCTCTTGATCCAGCAAGAGAGATTAGAAAATTTGCCTTTGCCTGTGAATCAACTTCGTTTGTAAGACCTGGACCCATAATAAAATAATCGACCTGAATCTCATCTTTATTACTAAAGAGTTGATATGAATCAATCAAATCTCCAAGAGATGCCTGCATTCCACCAGAAGCAGAATAATTAACACCACCACTAAGAGAATATGATTTATTTCCAATCGAATTGAATGTCACTCCTTGTGCATTTTGTCCCCAGAGACCCTGTGCAGTTGTATATGGAACAAATGAAGTACTAAATCCAATTGCTCTTGGAGAAGTTCCGTGATATGAATCGGTGGAACTTGAAGGGTTTACTCCAGCATAAATTTGAGAAGAAAAATCGGCAAGAAATTGCTTGTACCAAATTTTTTGCGGAGAATTCACTGCAGAAATTGAATCAAATGCCTTTGAAAGACTTACAAATTTTTCAATAATTGTTCCTTGATTTCCAGTTACCGTTCCCAGATCATCAACCACTGCGATATGAAGAGCATCATTTTTACCAGATCTATCAAGTGAATATTGATTTGAAATTGGTTTTGGTGCAATCGATTTCCAATAAATTGTCGAATTTGTAAGGCCAAGTGTTTGTTGTTGATACCAATCTACAACTGTAGAGGGGGTAATTGGAGAAGATGCCGATGTTCCAGTATTAATTCCTGAATTATTAACAAAGCGAAGAGAACTTGAAGTAGAGTATGATGCAACAGAAGAACTTTCCGCATAATCAATAAGAGTTTCTGTTCCTGCCGATGAAACTCTAGAAACAATTTTTACATCAATGCTACTATTTGAATTTGTGGCATCTGTGGTAACACCAGTGATAATACCTTTTAGATAGCCAGTAAAAAGTGATGTTGTTCCTGATCCAGCAATTGCAGTGTTTGTTATTGCAGTTGTAACACCAAAACCGATTTGAGCACCAACAGTTGAAAGATTAGTCGTTCCAATTCCAATTGTTTGATCTGCTAAATTATCAATGAAACAAACTTTCAATCCATTTGCCCAAGATCCTGGATTTTTTGCCGCATATGTAAAATTAGTTGCATCTTCATGATTATTGGTATAGTCATCATAATTTTCAATTTTTAATATAGATGTTGAGGCAATTCCAACTCCAGCATTTGCATTATTTAAAGTTGATCCATCAGTTCTTACAACTTTCAAAACTCCACCATATGAAAGATAAGATGATGCACTCATCCAATACTCATATTGAGCATCTGTTGAAAGTGGTCTACCAAAAACGTTAATTAAATCTTGCTCCGTAGAAATATCGATTGGGTAGTCAACCGGACCAATTGGAAATGGGCCTGCAATTACTCCAATATTATCTAAAACATTATCTACTCTTCCTACTGTTAAATCAACCTCTCTGACAAGTACGCCTGGAGATAATTGAGGAGTTGCCATTTGATTCTCCGTAAATTCTCAGTTTATCTAAAAAATATTTATCAAAAAGTTAATTTACATATATTGCCAAGTATATGAACGATCTCCATATTCATCAGCATACCAACGATCTCCATCAACATCGGTAAAACTATTGTCACCTAAACCATCTTCAATGAATCCAAATGGTGCCATATCTTGTTCTATTTGATTTTTTTGTTCTTCATATAATCTTTTTCTTACATCTTGATCTGTAAGTTCTTTAAAGTAATCTTGAGAAACTAACCAGGCATAAATGACCAGGCACATTGCTAAATCGTCATTACATCCTTCTTCTGCCTCAAATGAATTATGTTTTTGAATGAATGTTGTAAGTTCACTCATAATTTCATAGTCATTCAGATATATCTTGTCTTCTTCAACCATTGTTTTTAAGTTTAAACAACCAACCTTTTTCACTGTTTTGGACATTTTTACACCAAGTTGTGTTTTCTTACCAGAAAATCCTTGGCCAACAATTTGTCCTGCTCTACCTCTCATGGAACACATTAATAAATTATTATATTCTAAATCATATTGAAGAATACTTGCGACCTGATCTCCAACATCATTTACTTCACATAAAATATAAGAATCATTATAACTTTTAGCAACATCATAAATGATACTTGGAAATATCATAGGTTTAATTTCATTATTTCGATACTTTGCTACTACCTTATGTGGAAATTCTGTAATATCAATAACTACAAAAGCAGAATAATCATTACCAACCCCTCTTGCAACATCCACAGTAATGAGATAGTCGTGTTCATCAATAGAATCCACATAGACATCTAAACCAGCACTGCGGGTCTTAGGGGCATCATAGACAAGGGATCTGAGTTTTGATGGTGCAATTAAAGTATCGACAGAACCTAGAAACTCACAATTATGAGATATTATTTCATTTGAATAATAAAGATTATCTTCGCCAACATCAAGTAAGTCATAAAGATATATTCCTTCTTCTACTATTTCATTATAAACTACTTTTTTTCCTTGCAAAAAATCATCAACTTTTATTGTTAATGCTTTAGTTTTTTCTTTGCCAAATGAGTGATTATCCGAACATTTTATTTCAGAACCATCATCAAATATAATCCAATGATAGTACGGTTTATATATTTTTTGAATTCCAGAAAAAAAAATAAATCCGCTAGGAGTTTTTACTTTAATATTTTTATTAAGTTTAAACATTTGTCCAACACTCCTTTAAAATAATTCTTTTTATTCCTTGTGGAGTTAAATTATAATCTTTTGCATATTCTTTACAAAATGCTTGAATATATGATAATTTTTTACCATTTTTCATAATCACATCAACATTTTGTAAGTCTGGTTTTTCATTATATATTTTCCTTATTTCTAATATCTGATCATCATTTATTTTTCTACTAAAAACTTTACCTTTTCTAGAGTTTCTCATTTTTTCTATAGTTTCTTCAGAAAAACACTTTTTAATTCCTTTATTCCATGGAATGATTCCTTTTTTTGCTCCACCAATTCCTTTTCGTTCATAGTTATCAAATCCTTCACCACCAGTAGATTTATTCCATCCATTTTTAAAAGTATCAAATTTTTCTATATAAAAAATTTCTGTTTCTTTTGCTTTCTCTGAAATATCTATCTGCTCAATTATTTCAAAAGTATGTGAAGGTTTATTTCTTTTATGTTCTCTTTTTCTGGAATCTAAATTTTTAGTTTGTCCAACATATTTGATTATTCCATCCAAGTCTTTAAGAAAATAAATATAATACATTTTTCTAACTATTTATAATCCAAAAAACTCACAATCGTTCATATAAGTCTTCTATCGAAATTTTTTGAATCGTATTATTCTCATCTAAAATTTCAATTGATGTATCTCCCCCCAAACATTCAAACTCCACTTTAAATTGTTGTTCACTTGTGTTTGATATTGTTTGTGCTTTCCATTCCAAGTCTCTTCCTGGAACTTCACTCCAATGAACTTCAGTATGAACATATTCATTTTTACCTTTTTCTGCATCATGCCACATTCGGTAGAAGTGATTCATACCATGTGGCGTAGAAACGATGATTACCTTTGTTTGTTTACCTGAAGTAATCGTTGGATATACCGAGGCAAAAAATGATTCTGCAATATGATTCGGAACAAATGCAAATTCGTCCAAAAATAAAATATTGAATGACATACCACGAACCGCAGAAGCAGAAGTAGAAGCAGCCAAGATCTTACTTCCATTTTCAAGTTCCAAAGAACCTTTATTCCAAGAGATAATACCTTGTTGCATCCATTTTGGTAAATTTTCATAAGCAGTTTGAAGTCGATCTAAAAGTTCTCTTGCAGTTGCTGCTTTGTTAGCAAGAATACCAATATTTACATTATCATTAAAGACTGCATAATGAAGAAGATATGATACTACAGTAGTTGAGTTATGTGTTGGTATAAAAGTTTTACCGCATAAAAATAGATGATCGTCACTATCTACTTGAATACAAGCAACAGGAACACTATCAACTTTTTCTATTTTATGAATATAATGTCTATTTTCTTGAGGTCTAGTGGATTTTTTATTATCACATACCTCTATTTTTCTTGAAAGATTAAAAACTTTTTCTTTTGTACTAAAAGAAACTGTATGATAATAACTATCTTTTATTTTTTTATGTCTAACTTTTGATTTAATTCCTAAACTTGATAATAACTCGACAAATTGTAATACAAACTCATAATTTTTTTGATAAAATTCGTAAGATCTTGTATTTCTTTTTACTGAACCATCAGTATCCATCAATCCACGAAGAAGTTCCATGCGATCTTCAATGGATGATCTTAAATAATCTGTAGGAATATGTTTATTTTTTAATAAATTATATTTTTTTAGTTTAGAATATAAATCTCTTACCTTAAATCTAATGCAATTATTATTATTTTTTTCATATTCTACATCTATTTTTGTTTTGTAAAAATTAAAATCATTTTTATGTGAGATAATTCTTCCATCTGAAGAATAACCATCACCCAACCAAACGCCAAGAAGATATGGATCAATTTCTAAATTGTTCTTTTTAAATTTAACTGAATTTGATTTATGAATAAAAAGTGATCCAGTGACTCCTCTTCCCTTTTTATTATTTGTTTTCGTTTGATATAATTTATAAATTTCTTCTGATGTTATAACTTTTTTTCCGGTTCTCCAAAAAGAACTATCAACTTCCCATAAATGTTCGGCATCAGCAATTATTTCTTCACCATTATCAAAATAAATCTTGTAACACTGATGGTTATACATTGTCTCAGTTTTCATAGTGACTGAGACAGATTTGCCAGAAGGGGAAAGTATATAATCACCTACATGCAAATCTCTCATAGTAGTCCAACCATTGGAGGTAGGTATTGGAGTATCTAAGGATAATGCTTTACCCGTTTGACGAGGCATCTTACAGATATTAAATCTATTTTCATGAAATTTATTCACAAGTTTCTCTTGAAACGGATACATTTTAAATGGTTGTAGTCCATGATCCAATGTAATAATTTTTACATAATTTTTTGCGAAATATACGGGGTCTTCTTTTGATTTTACAAATTCAATAATTTGTTCTTGAGTAAATTCAATTGCAGTATTTGCTTTTTTTAATAAAGGATTACCAAGATAAACATCACTATTTGTTGCCATTAGTTACAGTTCCAACGACGAAGTGCTTTGTTAATTCTACTATCTGGATCTCGTGCAGTTTTTTTACTAGTTAATTTTGATTTCATTCCTTTCATTCGACGACAAAAATTTAATCTTCTTTTTGCTCTTTTCCCTTTAGGTTTTTTTTCAGTCACAGCAGTTTGCAATTTTGAACCTGGATTTTCCTTTCTATAAGCATCTACTGCTGCTTGACTTAATCCATCGGTTTTATCTTTACGATTGATAGATTGCCAATCTTCTTTCATCTCAATCATCTCGTTCATAGATTTATTAACATAAATTAATGGTTGTCCAGGAACAAAATCTGAAATTTTATAACTTAAAATTCTACAATCTGGATAAACTTTTTTAATTTCATATTCAACATCTTTTCTAGATGGAAGACTTGTTTGTGGAAAAAACATTTTTGTTCCGTAGGTTTTTCCTCTCCAATTAAACATCACCGAAACAATATTTCCAATTTTTGCTGGAATACGAACTGATTCATCAATTGTAAAATCCTCTGCTTTTACACAATTTGGATATTTTTTACCAAACATAGTTTTCATACCCTTTTTCTTATATCCTTTCCAACATGCCTCATCAACATTGTGTTCCCCACTATCAACATAATCGGCAGCAGTATCAATATAATCTGCTGCTTTAGTGATTTTTGATTGTACCCATGCCTCAATATTCCCTTCTCCTTTCATCTTTTTCTGCAATCTTTTTACTGCATTTGAAATTGTTTCTAACTCTGAGCGAGCCATAGAATATTCATGATCTTTAGATTCTTTCATTGAACAATCATCAGTTCCATGTATGGGGCAATTTTTTCCTTTTTTTGTGTGATTACAAGACTTTTCTTCTGCTACAGGTTTTCCAATTCCCACTTCAGTTGGTTTTATTGATTGTCCAGGAATATCAAATCCCTTTGGTAAAGGTTTACATTCTTTATTTGTATTACACCAATACATTCCTTTACCACACATCTCTTCACCTAATATTTTTTCAACTAGAGAAATCTCTCTTTCTTCTGATTTATTTCCCCAATTATCAGCACCAACTTTACGGCACTTTACAAGTGCGCCAGAGGCATAAGCTGATGGCCAAACTCTATAACGAGACTTTACTTTATGATAACAGGCATCTTTTGTTCCACTACCTTTACCTTTTTTATCTGATTCTTCTTTTACATCAGTAGCAACATAAGTTGGTGGTGCAGCTCCAGTTTTTTGTTGTTGTCTAGGATCTGCTGTTTTTTTTCTTTTTGCTGCTGATAGTCTTTCTGCTTTAGTCATACTTGCTCTCTTTGCAGAGGATACGCATTTTGGAGTTCCTTCTCCTGGCTCATCACTAGCACAAGTACCTCCTGTCACCACATTTACCCATCCAGGTTTTCCATCTTTAGATTTGGACTTACCAAACCAGTCACGAAGACCTTCTTCATTCATTTCTTTTGTTTTCTCTTTCATAGAATTAATAAATTTTCTATAAATTGCTGCCTCCGATGTTTTTTTAGCTACCTT